TAGAATATCCTGCTGCATTAACTACAATAATGTCGAAATATCCGTCTGACGCAGCTTGATCCGGCGCTTGATAATTAACAACTAATTTATTGTTGCTCTGTATCCAATAATTTAAAGCGGGTACTACATTAGGTAGATCTGGATATTTCGCAGAAAGAGACGGTACCGTTGAAAACGAACTAAGCGTAGTTACATTAGTGTAACCGAACATACCAGGCACTGAACCGCTTAAATACACCGCATCGGTGTAACTGTACATATTGCCTAAAAGGGTGCAGGTACCGGAAAGACTTGTTGGGGTTATCCAGCGGTCGGTAAAGCTTGTAAACGGTCTTGCCGAAACTGTAACTGTTTCATTATAGGGGGTACCGTTTAACGCATTTAATATATTATAAATTGAACCATATTCCGATTCATTAGTAGGAATAGCTGAAACTGCATAAAAATTGCTATCAATTTTAAATATTCTACCAACCGGGCTTGTATCTGATTTAAATAACCAGCCTTTTATTGTAAAACTAGTATCACAGGTAACTCTTGTAGGTTGATTACCGTTAATATCGAATGGATAGCCCATTTTTAAGTTACCATCCCAAAGAACTTCTGTTCTTATCTCTCGTCCAGGCATAGCATCATTGACCAAAGAAATAACAAAATAAGGATCACTCCACGGAACAAAATTACTAAGAATTTGATCCATATCGGTTTGAAATCGAGTTAAAATACTAATGTTAACAACTATGTTGACGGGTACCGGTTGTAAAGTATGAGTACTGGATACATCAGTAGAAGCTTGGTTATAATAATAACCACCGAGTTTATTAAAGACTCTAGTGTTGTCACGAGATATTGAAGATATGCTAAAAGCTACCGCAGGAACCGTTATATGCTGTGCTTTATTAACTAAGTCATCTAACACTCTTTCTTTTGCTGAATACACATAACGAACTGCAACCGCGCTACCTGCATTTCTTTGGTTATCAAATCGTTTTACGATTGCACCATCAAAAGCCTGTAAAAACTGCGTTAGTAAATCCTTAATTTCCCAGTGATAATTGTAGTATTGCACTACGTATACTTACACGATTCTATTTAAAAAGTGTCCTGGTAATATATTTCTATTTTGAGTAATAACTTTTGCAGATAATCCGTCTAAAATATACGTAACGCTCTCGTCTTCTTTAGTTCTAGTACATCTTCCTGCAGCCTGGATTAAGGATATAAACATTTTCATTCTATACCAATCCGATTCTTTTTCGGAAAGAAGCTTTATGCGTTTGTTTGCAAGGGAAAGGTACGGTAATTTTACAATAACCTGCCACTTTCCGTAATCTCCCTTAAGATCTAACCCCATAGTTAAAGATGGGCTCACTAAAACAGTAGGGTCTGTACGTAAAAAATGCTCTTTAACTATAGATTCATTAGTAGCACCCTCTTCTCTGTATAGAAATCTCTTGCCATTTAGCTTATTTTGCAATGCCTGTGTAATAGCAAATGAGTGAGTGTGTATGATGCCCTTTTCGTTTTTGTGATATTCAGCAATTTTTTGTATTTCTTCAATAATTTTAGGTAAATTTGCATCAATAGTCTTATGACTTAATGGGTACTTGCTACTAATAACTATAGGGCTCTTTTTTGCTTCAAAAGTAGACTGTAATTCTATATACTTGTAATCGGTGATACCTAAATTCTTTGCAAAAATATCCCGATCTACAATAGTAGCACTCATTAACACTACAACTTCTGCAAAATTAAACAAGCAGTTAGTGAGTTTATCTATTTTTAATGGAGTGACGGTTACCTTTTCCGCGTCTTTTTCAACAATATACTGAGCATCATCCCAGTGATCTATAGTATGCTTTATAGCTTCAAGTAAATCTTTACGTTGCTGCTGTTTTACTAGTTCAACTTTATGTTTTTCGTAGCGAGGTCTGTCTGAAAACTCATCAATAGCATTTTCTAGAGAATTGCACACATCTACTAACCAGCCCAACACTTTTTTAGGTACTTCAGAAGTGAGTTTATCTATAGAAACCCCCAGATAATCAAACGATCTATAATTAATTACAGCAGAAAAGTTTTTTACAATTTCGTCTTCTAGTTCTGAGCATTCATCACACACTATAATTTGTCTAGTTTTGAGATGATCAGGTAAATTAAAAAACGAAGCGTAGTTCAACACAGTAAATTTCTCAATTAGTGCGTCGTTACGTGTTTCATAGTACGGGCAAATACAATCTCCCCAGCATTTTTTCTTTAAATTAGGAGATATTACACAGGGTGCGTGATCTACAGTAAAACTATCGTCTACTTCGCATTGATAGTTAGTTTTACCCTTAAAAATTAAGCTATCTTCAAATAAATTACCGTATTGATCCTGTAACGCTTTAGTGGTTGTAAGAGCAAACGTACCGTGTGGTTTAAATTTCGAAAAAACCCCAACAAAATCCTTATCATAAGCCTGATAATTCTTTATTAGCTTAGAATATTCTGGATCAGCATCATTAGTAGTATTAGCAAGTGTTTTGCTAAAGAAGGATTTACCAGACCCAGTAGGTGCCTGTACTATAATAAACTTAGTACCGGAATTTATTGCATCCTGTATCTGTTGCAAACCAGATACTTGATGCTCTCTAGGTGTATGGTTCTCAGGAAAGTAGCTGAGAATAGGTTGGTCGATCTTCATTTAATTTAAAAACCTATTATACAGTAAAAACTGTACTTTACAAGGCTGAAATTGTAAGGACTGTGTCGTAAAACCGACTATTTTTGACTTTAGTTACACCTTTGAGGGAAAGTAACAAATCATAGTCATTTTCAGCTAAAGCAGTCAATCTATAATCAAAATTAATCTTATTCCCGTTCTTACCTATAGAGTACGGGTACGGTATTTCAAATGTTTCTTTCTTTTTTTCATTAATTAATATAAAAGAAAGATAATTACCGGAAAGTTTATACAGTAAGAGCTTGCCGCTCTTGTAAGTTTTGTGCTTAAAGCAGAATGTTACCTCTTTTTGCAAAAAAGGCATAATTAAATTGTCGATATTTTCGGTCACGTGTGCATAAACTGTACTTTTTGAGATTCAGACATTTTAGAAAGTACAGAATTAAAAAATTTCCAAAATTCATCTGGTGGTGTTGATTTAATGGCACGTACCACTTCTACGCTTTCAGCGGGTATTAACCTAAAGTCTTGAAGAAATATATCCCAGGTCATTACTAGTCCTTTTTGTTCAGGACTGAACTTTAAATGGCCTGGTGCACCGTGAAAGTTTAAAGCCAGTCTACCAGGCATACTGTTTAAAAGATTCGTATCGTTAGTTGCGAGCATTCTTCTAAAGTTTAATCCGGGTAAAGGTCTACGTCTTGTAAATCTGAGTTCAACTACATTACTGTTGAGGATTTGTTCTAGAGTGCCCGGCGTCATTCATATTACTTAGCGGGTTTAGCTCTACCAAAAATGCGTTCTTCATTAAGAAATACGATATTTTTTAATCCGTTCATTTTAGCGCATTTAATTCCGAAGTTACTTGGAAAAATAACGTATTCTCCGACCTTAGTCTTACAACGTGGACCAGCTAGAATTACTTTAGCTACGCGCCAAGCGGATTGTACCATATTAGTAGGTACAAAAATGCCTTCTCTTAAAACCGCGGTATTGTCTTCATTGCAATCTGCAAACTGGCACATCATAATATCATCTAAAAGACTATCTATACGCCAATCTACGAGATTTAAGTCTGAACCCAAGTAATCGTCGAGACGAACCATACCCTTGACATTATCTGTCTCAACATCTTCATTAGCTTGAAGTGCCTGATTGCGTTCGTAATCGCCCACTCCTTGGGCTTTTAAATCTCTTTCGATTTTATGTGTTAGATTTTTCTTCATTTGGTAATTTTAAATTAAATTGCTCTATGTATAGACTTACTTCTCTACTTGAGATTTCAAGGCAGTTGGCAACCTTAGTTAAGCTTTCATTAGACTTCTTAACAGTTTCTTTTTTCGCTTTTTTAATGTAATTGAATCGCTTGTATTTGCACTTAGGTATTATTGTATCTAAAGCAGTAAACCATTCAGAATTACCTTCAAAACTCTTCCAATATCTATTAGTAGTTTCGTTGACTATATGAGCAAGCGGTGCAGAATACATAGAACACCAACGCTGAACAAGGAACGGTTGAAATTCCTTGTTCTCGTTGATGTTTTCTACGTTAATTTCCTTACCTTTATATAAAACTCTGTTAATGTAATCAAACATTAAACAATAACCTTTGTGGTTGCAACAAAAATATTATCTACCATACCATAGAATAACTGATGCACCTGTTTTTGGAATGTTTCAGCTTGTTCAGGTGTAAGGTTAGTGCTATATGCAAATGCAGGAGCTTTTTTACCAGCATTAATATTAATACCGGTATGTCCAATAGCTACTCCGTCTTTAGAATAGGTTATACTAACCGACGCTTTGCCTTTTTGCTGTATGATACCACCCTGATTGTGTTCAGAATGAATAATAATATCATCGCCCTTCATTTCAATAGGCTTGTTAATATAAGGGTGTAAAGCATTTGCAATATTAGTATTAAATAAACGCTGAAAACATACCGCACCGAATGGATCTAAGTTAGGTATTTCCCAGCAAAAATTAATCATAGAATCACTATAGATATAGTCTTTCTCTAAAGAATCTTCTAAATCTATAAGGTTTAAAGTTACCTCTACAGGTGCAACAAAGCTAACAATATTACCTATAGCTAAGGTACGCTCTCTAAAATACTTATAAGCAAAGCGTTTATGTATAAAGTCACCGTTATATATGTTTTGGTCTGTAATGATCATAATAGTAAATTATAATATAAATTTTAATAAGCTCCAGATCTAGTTTTAACTAAAAACCAGTCTTGTCCAAGGTTAAATTCTTCGGTAAAACTCTTTAGTCCAGGAGATGCGTGCGTAACTCTTATGTTTGTGGTACCGAGCTTTAATTTAGCTTTATTACATTGCAAGCTAAAGTCTAGGTCGTAAAAATGAAATTTCGAAGGACAGGTTTCGTCAAATTTTACACCTGCTTCAAATATTTTTTTAGGGTTAAACGCTAAGAACAGACCGTCTAAAAGAACCACTCTACCGTTCTTACCGAAGGTAGTATTAAATACACTGTTATTACTAATGCTTACGTGATCAACACTACCCTTTTGATCTTCCTTCGGACACATTAAATGCCAAAGCGTGGGTGGTTGTATTCTCGGGTTTAAGCCACCAGCTAAACCTACTATATCGTATTTACCAAATGCTTGATGTAGTTTGTCTACCCAATTTTCATCAGTAATAACTACATCGTCGTGAGCTAACACTAAAACACAATCTTCATCCTTGTAAGTGTTAATATAGTTATTATAAATTTTAGATATAGCTGTGGTATTATTAAATGTACCGCTTACAGTAGTAACTTTATCTAAACCTACACTGCTAACAATAGTGTACTTGTCTCTCTTTTTAAGGTCAGAATAGGAAGCAGCAGTAGAGCAAAATCCGAGATAAATTTTCATTAATCTTGTATAACAGTTTGTAAAGGTATGTTAGGGAAACGACGAGTTAATTCTTCGGCAGTCGTATCTTCAGTAACACCTGTATCATACAGATAAATGTTGTGTAATTTGTTATTCTTATCGTTTATTTTTTCTGCTAATTCAAGTAAACGTTTGCGATGTGTAACTGTGTGGTCAGAACATACGTCGCAATGCGCGGTAAAAAGCAATGATTCTACTAGTAATTGTTTCTCTTCTGTATTTAACTGTAAGCCTTTCATATAGTGCTTACAGTATAAAGGTTTATAAAAATAAATCTACTACTATTTACCGAAAAAATGTATTAAAAGATCAGTAACACTACTTATTAACGCAACCCAAATAGCTGTTTGCATATGCCAATGTAAGCCCTGCTGCTTTTGATGCTTAGTATCGCATTTACTTATAGTGGTGTGCATTTCGTTATGGTACACTTCCATTAAGTCTCGTGTTTCGTTAAAACGGCTATCTATTTCTGCTCTTAAATGCGCAACGTCATTATTAAGAGTTGCAACCTGCTGCATTAAACTCGGGTGACCATTGCCATCTCGTACAATCTTACTAATATTAGCAAGATCTTCTTTAACATTAACTATATCTCTGTTAATATAGTCGATAACAGTATTACGTTCAGGTGTAGATTTTTTTGCGGGCATACCTATACTTAGAATATAAAGTATGGAGATTTATGCTTAAATTTTCCTGCTGGCACTATACAATCGTAATCCTGTATTGCATAAACAATCCCCTCGTTTAAGGATTCACTACCTTCAAATTCAGTAGACGAAAAACATCCCGTAACTGGATTAGCAAATAGTGTACTTGCACTTCTAGCTAAATAGGTTTTTTTGTGTTTGCTATTAAAAGCCCATATAGCATATGTACCTTTAAGAGATTCCATAGCTTCTGATACTTTTAATTTAATTTCTAACATACGCGGTATAATACAGCTATCGGTTCTACCGGTAAAATCTTCGTCA